ACCACGCTTTAGATGCTTTGAGGTACGCTGTCTTTACGAAATTATCAGGGATCGGTTATAGTTGGGTTGGCTTTTAATCCGTACCAATGGCAAATGTCTTACAGAAGATTGGGAGCATGGTTCAATCATGGTTCTCCCAACAACAAACACAACAGGTAAGAGTATTTACATCTTCAGTCCGTGAGGTCTATCCGGATATTTCAGAGACAACAGCTATCACGCAAGGATTTAATTCAAACACGGCGGTTTATTCAATCGTAAAAAAAGCTGCAAAGAAGTTCGGGGCCGTTCCCCGTCAGGTCGAACCAAAAGGACAAGAGGGTAAGGCAGCTTCAGAAGTTATTGACGGGCCTTTAATGGATCTTCTCTTACAACCAAACGAACTACAGGGTCAAGATGCTTTCTTCGCAATGGTTTACGCTTATTTTAAAGTTTGTGGTAATGCTTTTATCTGGCTGAACCGTGGAGATACCGGAGTGGTGAATGAGGACGGAACCGTAACAGAGATCAGCGATGAGGAACACGCTAAGAAGCCGATACTTGAAATGTACGTCCTTCCTGCGAACATGATGATAATTGTCCCTGACCCTGAGAATATTTTCGGGGTTTTTGGTTATATCCTTCAAAGTACAGTAAGGATGCCGATAAGGAAGGTAGATATAATTCACTGGAAAGACGTGAACCTGGAGTTTGACCTGATGGCCAAAACTCATCTTCGAGGTTTTTCTCCTTTACAAGCCGGGTACAAGACTTTGGAGGCGAATAACTCAGCCACTGACATGACGGTGAGAATGAATCAAAACGGCGGTGCTAAGAAGGTACAGCCCGCAACCCAGTACAACAATCACAACTTGAAAAAGTATTTGATACAAAAATTAATAACGCTGATGTCAAAGGCGCCGTTACTGCTTTACAAGGGGACTGGTCAGGGATTGATCTGGGAATGACCTCAGTTGACATGGAAACTCTGAAAGGAAAGCAAATGTCAATGCAGGAACTTTGTTTTTTACTCGGCGTCCCTTATGAGTTTTACGATTCACAGGTTACTTACGCCAATAAACAAGAGGCACAAAAAGGATGGGTCATTAATGAAATAATGCCTGACTGTAAGCAGCTTGACGGCGAAATGTCCAGAGTGCTTTGCCCTGCTTTCGGATTGGAAAAAACAGCTACGATATGCTCAGACTTTGATGATCTACCAGAACTGCAGGAGGATAAGAAATCTCAGCTTGAGTGGCTGATGAAAGGGCCGTTTACAATTAATGAAATCCGTGATGCGGTAGGTTATGAAGAATCAACAGAGGACGGCGCCGATGATGTGTTTATCCCTTCAGGTTTTGTTCCTTTAAAAGATTTAACCGGGGACGGAGGTCAACAGTTGCTTGACCAGTTAAGTAGTATGGGGGTAAAACCAACAAACGGAAGTCCGGTAATTAACCCGAGGGCGGTAACGGAAAGGCTATGATGACCGATGATCAAATAGAAGCAATGGTGATGAAGAAATTCCCAAAGACGGATAAAGAAAGTTGGTGTGCTATTGAAAAACAAAGGCTGAAGTATTTAAGAGATATTTACCGGGAACAGTTAATGACTCAACAGGTGGACCTACCGACATTGAATTAAAAAGCCAGTGTAGAAACACCGGCCGTTAATTACCAATTAATTCCACCTTTTAGAAAACTGACGTAAAGATAATGAATAATCAATTATACTCCGCAAAGCATATCCGCCGGATGAAGTTGTTTGAACGGCAGAACCTGAAAGCCATTTTTAACGCTTTGCACGAACAGATTAAGCCGGTAGTCGCAACCCTCAGAAGTCATGGGGTTGATGCGGCAATGAAAAGTATTGACGTTATTCACATCAACAAACACCTGGCACACCCGATACAGGAAATTTATAAGGACGTGGGACTTTACTTTGCGAATAAAACAATCCATGACCTGAATCAGTCGGTCAAAGAAGTAAAAGCAGGGTTCGGGTTTAACGAGGAATTTCTACGGGCGATACTGAATTACTTTGCTCAGTTTTTATTAAACAAGGTCATTCTGCCGATCAGCGAAACAACGAAAAACCAAATATTAGCGATCTTGACTGAAGGAATGAAAAACGGATGGGGCGCTGAAAAGATCGCCACGCAGTTGGAAAGTCCTGAGTTACTTCTTTGGCGGGCTCGTCTTATTGTGAGGACTGAATCGAATAAGGCTATGAATTACGGTCAGCTTTTGGGAGAATCAAAATCAGAGTGGGAGAGTACAAAGAAATGGATAGCAGCCAATGACCACCGGACAAGACACTCACACAGGTTTATTGATGATACGGTAGTTGATTTCAAAGAACGCTTTCACGTTCCGATTTATCAATCCATCGGTGGAATAAGAGGGAAGAAAAAAGGAATTGAAATGCAGACCGGGTATGACTACATGACCGGGCCGGGTGATCCTCACGCATCGGCAGGGAATGTTTGTAATTGTCGGTGTACGATTTCCTTTGCGGCAAAGCGGGATGCAAACGGAAGGCTTGTAAGAAAGGCGAGTGCGCCGGTATTGGTAAATTAATTTGATTTATTAAAAAGTTTATATCTTTAACAAGATTTAATCCGTACCCACATGGAACATAAGAGCATCCTCTTTGAACTCAAAGACATGAGCAAGGATAGCCGTACAGCTATTATAGCTCATGCAGTTTACAACAATATTGACCGGGTAGGTGATATTTCCACCAAGGGAATGTTTAGCTCCAGTTGGGAAAGAAAAGACACAGTTGACTTTTTATTTAATCACGACAATAACAGGGAGCCCGCCGGAACTGTTTTAAGAACTTTTGAAGATGAGAACAAAGCATATACTGAGGTAAAATTCGGCAACTGGAAAATGGGAGATGATGTGATCGCCATGATCGAAGCAAAGGTTATTAAAGGCGCATCGTTCGGATATGAGACAGAGAAAAAAGATTATAAAGAAGTAAATGGTAGAAAAGTTCGTATTCTTCAACAGGTAAAACACATCGAAACATCTTTACTTACAAAGACTCCCGCTAATCCTTTAGCCGGGGTTGTTTCACTCACAAAGGCAGAAGATATTCAGGATTTCATTACAGAGATGAAATCGCATATACGGTCAATGGAGAATTTCTGCCGTAATACAAACGCTTCAGACGAGGCTATTAAAGCAATCATGTCTGAGGTAAAACAAGCACAAGACTTACTTTCAAAGTATGATACCCTATCTACTCCGCTGATCACGGACGGGGATAGCAGCAGAAATGATAGTTTACATAAACATTTACTATTGTTAAACGCTAAACTGAATTAAAATGCCAAAAACAGAGATCGAGTTGCTGGAAGAAATCGGCCAAAAAGTCGATGCCAGCACAAAAGAAGGCAAGGAGGTAAAGGCCCTTGTTGATGCCGCAAAAACGGAACAGGTTGAACTTAAAACAAAAGTTGAAGACCTGAATAAAGCCCTTGCAACAAAAGACGCCACGATTGTAGAAATCCAGGGCGAGATCAAAGAACTCAAAGCCAAGTCCGGAAGAATGAAGGGTGAACTCGGAAAGCCGGTATCTTTAAAACAGGCCATCGCTGATACTATCTCAGAGCATAAAGATGCCATCGGTGCTTCAGACAAAGGCCCGCTAATCACAAACATGGAGGTAAAAGTAGCTGGTGTTATCCAGTCATCAAACCTCACATCGGCGTATTACACCTATCTGGACTGGCAACCGGGCATGGAGCCAACCGGTCAGTTTCACTTCAGGGATCTGGTAAGAACGATCCAATCCGCAACGGACAACGTGAAATTCCCCCGTGCTAACATTCCGATCGGGGATGGTTCATTCTCCCGTGTGGCTGAAACGGTAACAAAACCACAAGTTGACAGGAACTACACGATGATTGATCTGGTGTTGAACGCAATGGCCGGTTACGCTATTGTGAGCCGTCAATCGCTGCGCAACATCGTTTTCCTTCAGTCCTGGCTTCCAACTTCAATGATGGACCAGCTTCAGGACAACGAAGACACCGACTTCTCAAACTCACTGGTCGCTGCTGCCACTGGTAGCACAACGCTTCAGACGGGTTTTGTTGGTGTTCCTGAAAAGTTGATCTCCTTTATGATCAACCTGATGAAAAAGAAATTCCGTGCAACCGCTATCGCTTGCGACCCGAATATTTGGGGCTCCTTACTGGTGTTCCAACCGGGAAGAACTACCACAGGTTCGGCAGCAACTACGGTCCCGTACAGCAACCCGCTTTCAGTAACGGTCGGACAAGATGGAATGGTTCGCATATTGGGAATCCCTGTTTACCCTGTTAACTGGCTGAGTGGTGGACGGGTGATCGTTGGTGACTGGAGTAAAGCTGCTATCGTACAAAGCGAAGGATTGGTTATGAGACAATCTGATAGCCATGCGAGCATCTTTACTGCTAACGAAATTGCATTTCTTTTAGAACGTACGGAAGGATTGGCCATTTTCCGTCCGGATGCATTTATTACCGCTATCCTTACATAATATTTTTTGTCTTGATTTTTTCCTTACAATCCCTGCCGTTCCCGGTGGGGATTTTTTTATTCGGAATAAAGTATTACCTTTGATTTATGGTCGTGGTGAGGCGACTAAACTTTTTAGCCTTCGATTTTGATTTTGCCCTCACCGGCAGGAAAGATTTTGGAGGCTAATTCATTTTAAATGCGACTGTCCGAAATGAGCCATCCTGCCTGGTCTTTAATAAAATCTTTCTACTGCCTGAACCTTGACAAGCGGCCGGAGCTTTGGGATAAATGTGTTGACGAGTTTTTGAAAGTGGGAATTGATTACGTTGAACGGATTATCACTCATGCCGAGGAAGGGGACAGACGGTATATCAGTTTTAATCATGCTCATTACAATGCGATAAAGAAAGGATTTGAAACCGGTGAGCCGTTTGTGATCTTTGAACATGATATTGGGTTTGATATGAACTGGAAACGGTTAGAGGAAGCCAGCAGTCAGTTGCCTCAGAATTGGGATTTGTTGTACCTCGGCGCAAATATTACCGGTTACGATAATTGTGATTGGCAGATGCCGATGAAAGCAACGGAGAACCTGTTCAGACTGTTTAATGCCTGGATGACCCATGCGATTGTTTACAGCACAAAGATGGCTAAGTGGGTTTTGGATAATTTTAACCCTGATGAGTTTCCGGTGTATGACGAATGGTTAAGGGTGAACGCAATGCCTGAAAGGGAGGTTTATGTTATGAGTCCGATGATTTGCTTTCAGAAACCGGGGTATTCGGACGTACAGTTAAAGGAGGTTGAATATGGGAGCCATGTCGAAGGGAATGAATGGATGAAAAATAATTTGTAAACTATTTATTATGATTCAAAAGATATTTGGCTATTTAATAGCCGCAATCGTATCGGCAACCCTTATATATTTGGGGGTTGAATTAATGAAGGTAACCACATTTGATTCCACGTTTGATATGGGGTGGATTTATAAATACTTAGGCGTATTTATTTTTATCGTAATACTTGTTGTTTGTTTTTTTATTTTCACGATTGCGCAAATACTTACCGATGATTAGATTCTTAACTTATAGTGAAGAAAACATGACCCGCAGTCGGATGCTTTGCGCTGAAACGGCAAAGAAGTACGGTGCTGATCTGGTCTATGAATATGAACCGCATAACATTGACAAGGATTTTTACGAGAATAATAAAGAGATTTTAGACGCAAAGTTTTGCGAGAGTGGAACCCGGCC